GGAAAAATGGCAAATCCTCCCCCCCCTCTTGATGCAATTCGTGTCGAGTACAACCCACGCGCAATGAGAAGCTGCGGGAACGGCCCCCTTCATGTCCTTAAACGTTCATGCTCGGATGCCAAGTTACGCACCCTTTCAACTAAATATCGCGTGCAATTAAGTTGTTTCGATGATGCAGGCGAGCATAAGCACCCTACTCTAGCGTTAGAGAGAAGCGTGTTGCTTGACCAATTCTCAAGTACTTACCGTCGTACGTTCCATCTACATGGGGTGGTACATGATGTATACGGTAACGAAAGGGAAATGGCCAGGCGTGGAATTGAGCATCATTCCACTATGCCTGTACACCACGCGAGTGACACTAGCCGGTCACTCGCGGCCAATCCCAACATGTCGTGCGATTGTGAACCTCAGCTTTGTGCTTGTTCTCCATTTAGTGTAGCTTTGTCTGTCCAAAGTTTACAATATTTGACTCCAGAACAAGTCTTTCGTATTATGGCTAATACTGAAAGTAAGCAGATGTATGCGATCGTTCATCGATTTGATGATATCGCTGGGTCGTTTTATGAGGATGAAATGACCTGGTTTCGTGTTGGTCCTCATGAGGTTCAGTGTTCGATGGATGGAAAAGCCGTCGTCTGGACCCATGACGCATTAGATTGGTTAGCCTCGCCACTCATTTGCCCACAAATTACGGGCGTGTGTGTGGTTTCGGAAGTCATGGCGACTGTGGGAGTTACTCATCTTGTAAGGTTGAGTTTCGCGCCCATGTCGCTGTATAAACCACCTACGGAGGTCATGAAATGGACCCCGTCGGTTGGGATGACTGATGAGTTGGTGTACAACCTTCCCTCAGCTGAAGGGAAGAAATTCGAGAAAGCACATGCGTTGTGCGGTTATAAGGTTACTAGCCACAAATTTAGATTGTTTTGTGGTGTTATAATTTATTCTCGAGGTGAGGAGCGTGATGTTGTTTTAAGTCAACGTATAGTGAACAAGTTGGTAGGGAAGCTTATGATCAGCTCTATCGACTCCACTACTTATGGCAACATCATGCGGTTGGCGATTTCAGATTATTCTAGTGTCCCTAATTTGCCCGGAGACAGGCAAACGGAAGCGGCGCTTTACTCTACAATTTTGGCGTTGAGTATTGCACCGTCCATTACAATTGATGTGTTACAGCATTACTTGTGGGACCAGGGTAAAGCTATCCCCAAACACAACAACTCAATTAAATTTAAAGAAGAGAGGTCAATGAGCCGAAATACTGTCGTGGCTTGTGTTGTTTCCTCTTCTGTGAGCGCAAGTGTGGCTTATGCGGCCCCTGTTAGTATGTCTACCCATACCGCAGTCGTCGCAATGCCCGTAGTGTCTCACGTTGTTGTGGGTCTTGGTGCTGTTTCTGTTACTGTGCCACCTCTTGCTTTGGCTTGGGGGGTAATAAGTACCGTTTGGACGGGTGTGTGGTTATGGGGTTTGATGCGAACAGTGCAACATCAAAACCGCCCCGCCGAAGCGTGGAAACAGCAAGGACCAGGAGGTAGTGTTATGTTGCCTGAAACTTGGGTGCACATTGATTTGCGCCCTCGTTTTGGACCAATAAGTGAAATGAAAAAGCCTGCTAGCGGTGAGGATGTTAGCATTGTAATCAAGGAAAATGAAGTACGGGAACCGTTACCATTGCTTGAACATTGTGGAATTGCGTTTAATGGTATCAAACCTACCTATTATCCCTCTACTCCTATTGTTCTTGAAAATGCTATTAGGAGCCGGCTGTTAATTGATACGCCACCAGTCGATGTTGTTGAATTCGACAAAATGGAGGCGTTGTATGTACGGTCAACTCGGTTCCAGTTGTTCTCCGCTATACGTCGAGAGATAGTGGTGGACGAAGCTTCAGTTTTTGAGGTAATGAAAAGAAAGTACAACTTAGCAAAAGCTGCGAACTACGTTGAAGAGTTCAAAACCCTAAAAATGAATGGGTTTGTTCTCGGTAAACATCAGAAGAAGTTTGGGGCTTTTGTGAAGCGTGAAAAGCAGGTTGCTTTGGCCTGTTCTGAGGGATTCATCCCTTGTGAACATGACGCAAAGAACCCCCGATTAATTATGTCTATGCATGATGCGGTCGTTGGTTATGAGTTAACCATTATCGACCAACTTATGGAGATGTTCAAGGAGGCAAATAAAAAAGAAGCCGAATTGAGCGTCCCCGGCGTTGCACCTAGGTGGTGCTCCGTCGAGGTGTTCGGGGAGTGGTATAATGCTGTGGTTGCTTTGTACGGTGAAGACTTGGTGTATGCCAGCCTTGATTCGTCCCGGTGGGACGCTCATTTCAAGGCTCGATCCAAGAAGATGGAGGCGACTATTGTCAACACACCCAAGTACGAGGACAATCGAATTAAGAAGCTTATGCAACCACGTGATGCTTATATCACAGCCCGTTGTGGTCTTAAAACAGGAAATGTTGGAATTAGACGTTGCACAGGAGAGGCAAAAACTGATTTAGGCAACTCAGAGGTTAATCTGGGTTGTGCTATGTATGTTTGTGAACCCCTTAGTGTTATTAACGGAAATGATGCTCCAAGATTGGGGAAGAAGTACCATGTCGCCATGTGTGGCGATGATTTGTTCATTCTTACCACCTTGTCATATCTCCGTTCTGTCTTAATGGATAAGTCGAAAGGTTTAACCAATTCCATGGTCGATGTGTGGAAAGGCGAGTGCCGTAAATTAGGTTATGTCTCCACACCCGTTATTACACGGGCTCCGCACCAAGCGGAGTTTTGCTCTAAACTGTTTTATCCAACGAATGATGGTGTACTCTTAGGCGGTAAGATCGGACGTGTTCTTAGCCGCGCTGCCTATTTCTTTGAGAATGATGCTAACCCAATCCGCAGCTCCTGTGTGGGGCAACTCCGGGACAACAACCATGTCCCATTCCTCAAGGAGTATTTTGAAAGAGTGGTTGAGTTAACGCGTGATCTTCCGATCAGTCACGGAGAAGAGGAAGAGCATGCGTGGCACGCATCTGAGTTACATGATTATACAGATGCAACATTGGCTTTCGTCTATGACAGGTATGGGTTATCTAGTCAAGACTTGTCAGACTTTGTGAAATTGTTGGCTGGATGCCACTCATTACCCGTCGTTGTGGAATGGTCTCCTTTGCCGCGTTGTATTGAGATCGACAACGCTTGAAACACAATTTTATAAATGGCGAATGCTAAGAAAGCGAAGAAATCTAAGCCTAACAAGGCAAAACCTAAAGCAAATAAGAAGAAGTCTAACGGCGACGCTGCAGGACTCCGAACCAATAAGCCGACCAGTGTCGTTCCTCGCAATGGGAACCCAGCACGAACAATGTCCGCTATTGAGCGAATTTGCGCCGTCACCGATTCGTTCTGCTACTCTGCCAAGGGAGCAAAATGGGCCGATGGAATGGGAGAAGCTACCGTGCCTGCACAAGTGCGCGGACATGCTTTTATGGCTGCTATTTCCACCTCTGGTGGGAATTTGTGGGCTATTACTCCTGGTGTGAATTACAG